TTACCCGCCTCTCGGCTCCAGAGAAGTTCGGTGTATGCCGGACAAAGCATCATCCATGTGGTGGTGCTTTATACGCCGCTCCTCGCCGCATGAGGCGGGCGGTGGCACCAGGACGCAAGTCCTTACAGAGCAGGCCCCCGGAAAGCCTGACCAAACCCGGAGCATACCCCGGAAGGGGTATATATGCCGTGCCTCGTTGCAGGAGACGGGGGCGGATTTGTATGACAGGAAGGTGGTGTTATGGCTGCACGGCTGACGGATAAGCAGAAAAAGAAAATTATTGCTGACTATGTACAGTTGGGCAGTTATAACGCAACAGCAAAAGTAAATGGCGTTTCTCTTAACACGGTGAAGAAAATTGTGCAAGGAAATGCAGATATTGCAGAAATGTGCAATCAGAAAAAAGACGAGAACACCGCCGACATTCTGGCGTATATGGACAGTCAAAAGGGAGTTGTCTGCGAGATTATCGGAAAAGGGCTGGCCGCCCTGAACGACCCGGAGAAGCTGGCGGAGGCCAGTCCAGCACAGATTACCACTGCACTGGGAACGCTGATTGACAAATTTACAGCGAATACGGAGCACAGGCAAGAGATTCACCCGTTACTGCGTGATATGTACGAATCGAGGAAATAATGAGCCTTTCCGCAAAGCAAATAGATTTTCTGAATCGCCCATTTGACTGGACGTTGGATGTGGCGGAGGGAACGCCCAGAAGCGGCAAGACCACGGCCTGCATCCTGCGGTTCTATGACTTCTTGAACACCTCCAAGGACAGCAATTTCCTGGTGGTCGGCGCATCACAGCAGCAGGCGTTTCGGTTGGTCATGGATGGTGATGGAAATGGCCTGATCCACTTGTTTGGAAGGCAAGCGAACTTGAAGCATGATGACCATGGGGACCACCTGGAGGCTCTAACCTGTTCCGGCGTAAAGAAGATCTATTACAAGGGCGGAGCCAAGGCGGACAGCGACAAGACCATCCGTGGCCTATCCTTGGGTGGGGTGTACTTCTGCGAGATTGACATCCTGCACATGAACATGATCCAGGAGTGCTTCCGCCGGACGTATGCCGCACATATCCGTTGGCATTTGGCCGACCTGAACCCGCCAGCACCCATGCACCCGGTCATCACAGATGTGTTCAATGTGCAGGACACCCGCTGGACACATTGGACGGTGGATGACAACCCGATTATCACACCGGAGCGAAAGGAAGAGTTACGCCGGACGCTGGAGAGAAATCCATATCTCTATCAGCGGGACTGGCTGGGAGAACGGTGTATCCCCCAGGGTGTGATTTACTCCATGTTTGATCCGACTAAGCACATCCTGACCCGGCTGCCGAACGATGCCCGCCCTATTGAGATGTACTTTGCCGGGGACGGCGGCCTGACGGATGCCACGAGCGTGTCCTGCAACTTGGTCTGCCGCACAAAGAAAGGGGTGGCCCTATATCGTGTGGCAAATTGGTACTACGATGGCGGGAACAGGGCCATGAGCGTACAGGCCCGCGAATTGGCCGGGAAATTTGCCCCATATTGCCGCAACCGCTGGAATATGCGGGAAGACGCATGGTATATTGACCCGGCCTGTAAGGCGTTACGAAAGGAACTGGAACTTTATGGAATCGACGCACTCAACGCGGACAATAATGCACACGATATCCGCGGGAGTACCAAGGGAATCAAGGTCGGGATAGAGTACACACAAAATATGATTCAGGACGGATGTTTCTTTCTGGTGGAAGATGAAACATATGGACACATAGATTTTTTGAAAGAGATCGGTATGTACTGCGTGGACGAGCACGGGAATCCAGTAGACGCATACAATCACGCTATGGACGAGCTACGGTACTCCATAAATCACTTTGTCAAGCAGTATATGTATTGAGGGGGTGTACCCTACGGGATTTGTGAAGAACATTTTGCTTTATCTGGCCCAGAAGGTCGGGCTGGAGTTGCAAGATAAGCCAATATACCGGGATGATTACAGCGATATGTCAAATATCTCCGTAACAGCGGTTGTGGCAAACAAAGTGGCGACCCTGGCCATGCAGGACAGCACTATCACAATTGAGGGGGATAGTGCCAGAGCGAAATTTATTCAGAATTTTTTGGACTACTACCTGGGAGACAGAATGGATGTGGCCGCTGAGGTAGCTCTGGGAACTGGGGATTGCATTGTTAAGCCATATACCGATGGCAAGCGCCTGGGCGTAGATATCGTGAAGAATGGAGACTTCGCTGTATGCGAGTCCATCGGGAATGATATCCTGTCCTGTATTTTGAAGGTCGGAGAAATCAAAAATGAGTCCGGGTTATATCAGCGATATGAGATTCAGATGGTTAAGGAGGCACAGACTGAGAGTGGGCAGGAAACCAGCGCGCTTATCATCCGTAACGTAGCCTTTAAGGGAGCGAACGAGATTCGGTTGGACCAAGTGCCAGCCTGGAAGGACATCCCAGAGGAACAGATCATCCCAAATGTGGACCGCCCGCTGTTTGGCCGCTATAAGTCGCCTGCGGTCAACCGGGCGGACGTGAACGGCGTAAACGGCGTGAAGATTACAGCCGGTGTGGACGGCCCTATGGCAAAGGCGGTGGAGGCGTATGAGCGTTTCAACCGGGAGTACAGCGCCAAGGAGACTATGATCTTTGCCGACAAGACTCTTTTGGTGAAGGATGAAAACGGAAATGTAGTGCTACCACAGGAAAAACGGCGTTTCTTTCAGATGATGAGAGGTGTCGGAGATAATGCCAACCCCGGCAAACTGATCCAAGAGTTTTCTCCAGAGATACGGGGTTCAGACCTGGAGGTCGGAATTACAGTCAACAACAAGATGGTGGAGCTCCTATGTGGCCTGTCTCCCGGAATACTGACGCCGCCGACTACCTCCTACGCCACCGCCACTGAAATGCGGGCGGCGCTTAACTCGACATTTGCGGTTATCACCAAGTTCCGTCGGGCACTGGAACGAGGGACAGACGATCTGCTCCACGCTGTGGACGTGATTGCCAATTATAATAATCTGGCCCCGATTGGACTATGGGAGACGCATTATGATTGGTCCGCTTCTTATATCGAACAACTGAATGAGCACTTCAATCAGCTTACGGTTGCGGAGGGAATCGGCGCTGTAGATAAGGCGGAGGTTCGTGCCTGGATGATGGATGAGGATTATGAGACGGCCAAGGCCCGCGTGGAGGAGATTGCCGAAGAAGCCGGAAGCCAGTACATACAGGAGGCGGCAATTCAGCCGATTATAAATGAGCCGACTGATGAATGAGTCCTGGCTGGAGGGCTTGCCGGACAACATCGTGGAAAACCTGGAGAGCCTGAACAACTATGTTGTTCAACGTATCTGTGAGCGAATCCGTAAAATTGGAGATATCGGCGCGGCGGACGCTCACCGCCTGAAAACAGCCATCGAATATGCTGGGGCGGACCTCAAGGCCATTGAGAAAGAAGTTGCCCGTATTATGGGTGTGAACCAGCAGGAAGTGGAAAGGCTGTTCGAGGAGGTGGCAAAGGAGAATGTAGAGTTTGCCAACACCTATTACAGAGCAAGGAAAATGGATGCGCTCCAGAGCTACGCCGCCAGGTCGGTACTGTCCTCCTTTGTGGACGCCGCAAAGCGTCAGGCTATGGACGGTACATCCAATATCTCCAACACCTACATGATTGGATTCAAGCGTGGAAAGCAGACCATCCCATTGCGGGAATACTACATCTCCGCTATTGACCGGGCGATTACCTATGTGCAGACCGGCGTTGTGGATTATCAGAGCGCAATGCGCTCAACAGTCAAGGAGATGGCCCGAAGCGGCCTGCGCCGGGTGACTTGGGAAAGCGGATACTCCCGCCGCCTGGATTCCTCCGCCCGCATGAATATCCTGGAGGGTGTTCGGCGGCTCAACAGTCAAATGATGGAGGAGACCGGACGAGAGTTTGGAGCCGATGGTGTGGAGATCTCCGCCCACGGCCTCTGCGCCCCCGACCACCGCCACATCCAGGGACGGCAGTTCTCCAATGAGGAGTGGGAGCGCATCAATCGCAGTCTTGACCGCCCTTTGGGGACGCTGAATTGCCAGCACTTTGCCACGCCCATCGTACTGGGGGTTTCTAAGTCAGTCTACAGCCGGAAGGAGCTGGCGGACATCAACCGACGATCCTCAGAAAAGATCGAGTACAAGGGGCAGAAGATGAGCCGCTACGAGGCAAGCCAGAGACAAAGGCAGATGGAGACTGCGATCCGCTATGCAAAGGACGAGAGGGATGCCATGATAGCCGCAGGTGACAAGCTGGGGGCTACACAGGCCCGTAAGAAGTCAGCGGCGCTGAGTGCGGAGTACAAGCGGTTTTGCGAACAGGCGGGGTTGACGCCCAGACCGGAAAGGACGAGGTCTATGACAGGACCGACGGTTGAGAGAGTATGACAGACACAGAACTGCTGGAGGCCATCAAGGCTATCATCAAGCGTGGGAATGATGCGGAAGTCAGGCGAAAAGGAGATGGCTGCATCGTCCTGGAGGTAAAAAAGACAATCAAATACAGCTCCTCCGGCTGATTGGAGCCGGGGAAGGACCGTTGGGGTCAACTGCTTACAAATAGGAGGCGGTTGGCCCCTTTTTCTTTTGGTAAAACCCGCACCTGCGGATTTTATACAACATTTGACCGACCCGAAGTCGAGAAACTACGGGGCCACAGTGGATGCGACCCACGAGAAAAAAGCGAAGTGGTAGAGGAGAAGATTATGACCAGAGAAGAGATCAAAGCAATTTTGAAGGACATTTCGGACGAACAGGTAAACAGCATTTTGGACTTAAACAGCCGTGACATTGGAAAAGTGAAGGGAAAGACGGAGGACCAAAAGACCGAATTGGAAAATCTCCGAAGACAACTTGCCGAAAAGGAAGAGGCCATTTCCAACCTGGAAAAGGCCAAGGGCGATGCTGCCGCTATTCAGGCGGAGCTTGACAAGTACAAGCAGGCCGAAGCGGATCGGACCAAGGCGGAGAAGGAAGCGCAGGTGGACGCCATCCTCACACAGACCGCAGAGAGCGCCCTCGAGGGCCGGGAGTTTGTCAACGAGTATACACGCACCCATTTTTTGGGGGAGTTGAAAAAGGCCATCCAAGACCCAGCAAACAAAGGCAAAAAGCCCGCTGACCTGTTTTCCGACATGACCAAAGACGTGGACGGCATTTTCAAGAACCCACAGCATGAACCGTTGAAGATCGCCGGAGTTACCAAAACCGACACCAGCGGCAATATGACTAAGGACCAGATCATGAGCATTAAAGACGCCTCAGAGCGTCAGGCCGCTATTGCCGAACATTTAGACCTGTTTAGAAAGGATTGATAAAGATTATGGCAGCAAAAGATAATTTGACCAAATCGTCCGACATCCAGTCTACCGCGCGTGTCATTGACTTTGTGACCCGCTTTGCCCGCAACTGGGAGCACCTGCGGGAGATCCTGGGCATCATGCGCCCTATCCGCAAAGAGCCCGGCGCTATTCTAAAGAGTAAGACTGCTTCTGTTACCCTTCAGAGCGGAAACGTGGGAGAGGGCGAGGAAATTCCTTACTCTAAGGTCACAGTCATTGAGACCCCCTACGAAGAGATGACTGTGGAGAAGTATGCCAAGGCTGTTTCCATCGAGGCCATTAAGACCTATGGCTATGATGTGGCCGTTGGCATGACGGACGACGCATTCCTGTATGAATTGCAGGACAACGTGACCCGCCGCTTCTACGCCTACTTGAACACCGGCAAACTTGCCAGCTCTGAAACCACCTGGCAAAGAGCCCTCGCCATGTCCAAGGGCCTGGTCATCAATAAGTTCAAGCAGATCCACCGGACCGTCACCAATGTAGTGGGATTTGCCAATGTTTTGGACCTCTACGACTATCTGGGCGACGCCAATATCACCGTCCAGACAGCTTTCGGCTTCCAGTATGTGCAGAACTTCATGGGCTTCTCCACTGTGTTCCTGCTGTCTGACGAGGAGATCCCCCGCGGACGAGTGATTGCCACCCCCGTGGAAAATATTGTTCTGTATTATGTGGACCCGTCTACCAGTGACTTTGCAAGGGCTGGTCTGGTCTATACCACGGACGGTGAGACGAATCTAATCGGCTTCCATGTGGAGGGCAACTACCACACTGCCGTGTCCGAGAGCTTTGCCATCATGGGTATGACCCTGTTTGCGGAGTATTTGGATGGTATTGCGGTTATTGATGTGGACAGCACTCCCACCCTGGGGACGCTGACGGTGCAGAGTGCGGCGGGAACCGCATCCGGCGATACCAAGCTGACAGTTACTCCCATAAAGGAGTCCCCCACCAACGTGTATAAGTACAAAACTGATCCCTCTACGGCTCCGGTAGTTACTTACGGTCAGAGTGTGCGGAACTGGACTACTTGGGACGGCGTGTCTGACATTACCGCCACCACCGGCCATAAGATTACCGTTGTGGAAGCTGACAGCACTTATAAGGCCCAGAATGCCGGTAACGCTACTGTGACGGCCAAGACCTAAAAGAAGGAGGGGGAAGGCTTGATGTGTGGCTATATCACATACGAACAGTATAAAGCCCTTGGCGGGACGGCCAGCTCGTCGGCCTTCCCCCGCTTGGAGCAACTGGCGAGAAAAAAGCTGGATTACTGGACGCGGGGACGGATCACAGGGCCAGACGATGATATCCGCCTATGTATGGTGCTCATTATCGACGCTATGGAAAGAATCAAGAGCGGCTTTGTTAATGTAGCCAGTACCAGCAACGACGGCCTGACTGTCAACTATGCCTCTGCCCGGACGGAGGAGCAGATGATGGGCTCCGTATATGACCAAATCGTGGAGATACTTCCCGTTGAGTTGGTTAGCCTGGAGGTTGGGATATGACGCCGCTGTTTCGTGAGACGATCACGCTTCTGAACCGGAGAGCAGCAGAGGACAGCCCGGACGGCCTGGACGCATGGAAAAAGACCGTTCTGACCGGTTGCGTGTTTGTCCGAACCACCGTGAGGAGCGTGTCGGGCGCTGATGTGTCGCTGGGGCAGACGGTTACGGTCCGTATCCCGGAATCGCCGGATTACCACCCATACCAGGAGTGGAAAGGCGACATGACCGGCTTTACAGCCTCTGTTGGCGACATCGTGGTACATGGGAAGGTAGCGGAGAATGTGACCCCGGACAATGTGCGGGCGGTGGCGGGACGATACGAGTTCATGACCGTCCGTTCCGTCCGGGACAACACAAGGCTTCCATTGGGACACATCCACCTGGAGGGCGTATGAATATCAGTGTTGAGATTTTCAACCCGAAGAAAACGTTCAAACGGATATTTTCAGATGATGTCAGGAAATATGCCCATACTCGACTGCATGCCTATTGTTCTCCTTATGTCCCTATGGACAGCGGGGCTCTGGACCAAACTGTGGATATCACACCTGACTATGTCCACTACAAATCACCCTATGCACATTTTCAATGGGAGGGCAAGGTGTTTGTGGATGACCGGGGGAGCACATACGCAAAGCGGAATACCAGTAAACACGCTACAGAAAGAAATCTAAAATACTCTCATCCGCTCGCTACCTCACACTGGGAGCGGGCCGCCATGACTGCAAAGGGTGACAGACTAGCGGAGGATATTGAAAGCTATATCAAGAGGAAGTGATTTTATGGCGAACAAAAATAAAGAAATTCTAGAATTTCTGGAGAAATGCCCCGCCGTGAAGTCCTTCCTCTATTTCAACAGCGCCACAGATAAGGCGGGGCGTGTCAGCGTTGAAACGGTGTACAGCGACGTGTGGGAGAAGCGGTTCATTCGGGACGTGGGGATCAAGGTCTATGAGTTCGCCGTTGTCCAGATGCTGCCCCAGGACCAAGGCACAAGCGAAGTCAACGCAGAGCAGGCGCAGATCGTTCAGGACTTTATGGACTGGATCGATGAGCAGAACAGATCACGAAACTTCCCTAAATTCCAGGGATGTAAGGTGCTAAGTATTGAAAATCTACAAAATATGCCGAATCTGGCCGGGGTGAATGAGGCGGGCACCGTCGCCCGCTATATGTTCCAGGTCAGGGTTAGGTATTATACAGAAGGAGTGAAAGCATGAAAGTATCTGAATTAATGGCCGGATATACTCCGAATGATGAATTTGCTGGCTTTGCTACCAACGATGATTGGGTGTTGGCAGTCGGGATTGGAGAGGAGGCCACCACGGAGAAGGACTACACCGTTGTGCAGATGGGCATTGCTGGTCTGGACCCACAGATGAACCCCGTTACCCAGGACAAGCAGTATATCCGAACGGGACTGTCCACCTCCAAGACTGGCACACAGCGCACCTTTGCCATCACCGGCGACCGCTACATTGGCGACGCTTTCCAGGACTACTGCTTTGGCCTGGATATCGCTCATGGAGTAGGCCAGAAGGTCGTTGTACCCTATGTTTATTTCTCTCTGCTGACTGGTAAGGGAGAGAAGGGCGCCGTTTCCATCATCGTTAATTCTGATGGCGGCGGAAATGCCGGCGAAAACTCCGCTATTTCCGTAGACCTTCGGAGCGTTGGAACTGCCCCCACAGAGTACACATATTCAGCTGTCTAAGGAGAGAACGACATGAATTACAAAGTTACCATCCAAGGAAAGACCTATGAGTTACCCGCTAGAACATTGTCCGTGGATGATAAGATCGAATCTGTGGCAAAAATCGATCAGGATTACCGTAGTGGGGAGATCACCCGCCGGGAGGCAGTCCAGCGGCTCCATATGTTCGTTTTGGATCTCGCTCCCGGCTCTTTGCCCGGCGTGGAAGAGGTAGATACAAACGAATTGATGAAGGCGTGTGAGGACATCATTGCGGCTTATGACGCACCCGCACGGAAAGCAAGAATGGAAGCGAAGCTGGCGGAAGCAAGGGAAGCGCTGAACCGACCGGAGGTACAGAAGCTACTCACCCTACAGAATCTGAAAAAATGAGCCTGTACAGGGAACCGCCGGAAACAATCACCATTGACGGAGTCTTATACCCTGTGGATACAGATTTCCGGCGCTGGATCGAATTTCAAGGAATCTTGCTGGCAAAAGAAGAGGACGGAAGGAAAGCAGAACGGCTCTGTGAGTTCATGACTTCTCTGGGCCTTCCGCCCTCCAATGACACACTGGAGTCCATGCTGGAGTTCTATTCTGCAGCCTCGCAAGAGAAATCGGCTCCAGGAAAGAAACATCCACAGGCATTTGACTTTGAGCAGGACAGCGAGTTTATTTTCTCCGCTTTTTGGGAGTGCTATGGGATAGATTTAAGCACAGCAAAATTGCATTGGTGGCGGTTCAAAGCACTGTTCAAATCCCTTCCCCAAGACTGTGAGATCTGCCGGATCATGACCTACCGGACAGTAGATTTGAAGGATGTCCCAAAGCAGCAAAAACAGTTCTACCGGGAAATGAAATCACGCTACTCTCTTGGGACTGGAAACACAGGCTATAAGACAGAACAGGACATGAAAGATTATGTCAAACGAAGATACGAAGAAGCGCAAGCCAGTTTGTCCGTACTGCGGAGTAGTGGACAGTCGGGTGATGCTGGGTCCGAAAGCACGAGCAAATGACTTATGGTTAAAGTGCAAGATCTGCAAAAAAATATTTGAGCTGAAAGTGCCGTAGTGCCATAGCCACAGGAGGTGGCATGATTGGCGAACGATGGCACTGTAAAAATCGGAACAGATATCGACGAAAGCGGTTTTAAGTCTGGCTTATCCAAATTGGGTGGCGTTGCCAAGACGGCGCTGAAAGGAACTGTAGCGGCCATTGGAGGAGTAGCTACCGCCGCAACTGGAGCGGTGACCGGACTCCTAGCCCTGGAATCTGCTACCGAAGAATACCGAGTCGCCCAAGGTAAATTGAATACCGCCTTTGAGGCGGCGGGATATGGACCTGAAACAGCCTCAAAAGCTTACGGCGACTTTTACAAAATACTTGGCGATACCGATACGGCTACCGAGGCATCCCAGCTCTTGGCAAAACTGGCGGAGAATGAGGAGGACGTATCCACATGGACCGATATCGCCGCTGGTGTATTCGGTACCTTTGGCGACTCCCTTCCAATCGAAGGGCTGATTGAAAGCGCAAACGAGACGGCGAAGGTCGGTCAGGTAACCGGCACCTTGGCGGACGCCTTGAACTGGGCCGGTATATCTGAGGACAAGTTCAACGAAAAGCTGGCCAAATGTACCTCTGAGAGTGAGCGCAACCAGCTCATCATGAGTACCCTGTCCAGGACATATGACCAAGCGAGTGCGGCATTTTATCGAAACAACGAAGCACTGATCCAGGCTAGAGAAAATCAGATCCTTCTCGATGATACGCTATCTCAACTGGGGGAAACCGTATCAAAAGTAAAAAATAATCTCCTATCTGAATTTCTCCCTTCAATCGCAAGTGTCGTTACGGCGTTCAATGACCTGGTCAATGGTGTAGATGGAGCGGATGAGGCGCTTTCTGCGGCCATCGGCGATATGGTCACGGCGCTGGTGGAGAAGCTCCCGGATTTTCTTTCCTTTGGCGTAGATGTTCTCCAAGCTATTTTGCAGGGGATCATCGATAATCTGCCGACCCTGCTGGACGGACTGGCACAGGTGGTCGAAGAAATATTCGTTGCTCTTGTAGAACTGGCGCCCTCCTTGTTGGATGCCGGGATTGAACTTCTCAAATACATAGCGGATGGAATCAAAAATGGCATTCCGTCCCTTGTAGAGAAGCTGCCAGAAATAATATCGTCAATTTCAGAATATTTTACTGAAAATTTGCCCTCCATTCTGGATACAGGGGCCGACATTCTTATAAGCCTGATAGATGGGATTGTTTCTGCAATTCCAATTTTGATGGAAAATCTCCCGCAGATACTTACATCCATTATTGATTTTATCGTAGAGAATCTTCCTGAAATAATTGGAACCGGCGTCGAAATTCTTACTGCTCTAGTTTACGGCATCATAAGTGCGATTCCAAGCATTGTGCTTGCGCTTCCTGATGTAGTTAAAGCTATTTTGGATGGGTTTGCCCAGTTGCCACAAATGCTGTTTGACATTGGAGCCAATATCATTCAGGGCCTGATAGATGGATTCTTGTCCATGGTCGGGAATGTGGTAGATGCCATAGGTTCTGTCATAGATGCGATTTTTGGAACCGCCGAGAAAGAAGCAGAGGTACATTCTCCGTCTAAGCGAGGGGAGCGCCTGGGCAAGAATATTGACCAAGGGATAGCGAACGGGCTGGAGGGAAACGCAGCCTCTGTCAAATCTGCTGTATCCAGACTAGATGTACTTAGCGAGTTAGAGCGCGCTATGCCTAATATTGAGCGACGTGTTACCTTGGTTAACGACGGAATGGTCCCAGGTTCGGTGGCGGCTACGACCGTCCGAGAAACTGCTGATACAAACAAGAGCGGTGAGGTTTATGGGAACAGTTCACAACGAGTCAAACTGGACATTGGCTTCTATCCGAGAGAGGCGTCAATGTTTTTGCGGCCTTATCTAAGGGACGAGGACCGTAGAAGCGGTACAGACTTGGTGGAGTGAGGTGGCTATGGATAATATTTTCACCATAGACGGGGTTGGATACAACATAGGCGTAGAATCTATTGCCCGTAAAGCCAGACTCTCAGATGGGCCAAACGCAGACAACGCTCTTTCCGGTTATCACTGGAGGGACCTCCAGGGAACTTTTTTTGACTACACATTCCAACTTTCTGCTGATGGGATGAGCCGTGATGACTATGACTCTCTTTATGAGGTACTGACATCCCCGGTGGATAGTCACACTGTTGTGGCACCCTACGGGCAAACCACACTATCTTATGAGGCCTATATAGAGGTCGTTGAGGATACAGTGGAATACATGGATGATGGGACCTGCTGGGGCGGTTTGACCGTCACATTTTACGCCAGGGAGCCAAAGAAGGTGCCGACATGAATCAGCTTGTTTATAACGGAAAGACATTTTACCAAAAGGATATCTTTTCGGGAAATGTACATATCGCTATGTCTCTCCGCTCATCCTCTCTGGAGGTCAATACACTATCCGCTGAGGCCCGTGACCCAGATGGAGTGTTTATTGGATTCGCTCGAAATACACCCTTAAAATGGATCTACAATGGCGCCCAGCGAGGGATATTTTACCTTCAAGAAGTAGAGCGAGTGGGGCCTAATAGATATAGTCTTTACGCTACATCAGCCATTGGTATTTTAACTGAGGGACAACATTATGGAGGAATATACACCGGGCAAACAGCGCAGGAAGTTATTGCTAGCATCTGTGGCACAGTCCCTTTTTCAATCCAAAACAAATATGCAGACGTTAAGCTATATGGTTGGCTGCCTGTTGCTACACAGCGGGACAACCTGGTCCAAGTCCTGATAGCGATTGGAGCATGGATCAAAACGGATTTGGACGGCGTTTTACGCATTGAAAGCCTGTGGGATGGCATCTCTGGAAATATCAATGAGGATTATATGCTGGTGGGAGCGAAAGCCCCGGAAACAGCAAAAATAACCCAGGTGGTAGTCACAGAGCACCAATATGTGGAGGGCGGAGAGGAAACCAAGCTGTTTGAAGGAACTGCCCAGCAAGGGGATATTATCACATTTAATAGCCCGATGTATGAGTTAGTTGCTGATGGCTTCTCTATCTTGGAGAGCGGGGCCAACTACGCAAAGGTTTCTGGCGGCTCTGGCACGCTGAAAGGGAGGGCGTATATCCATAATACCAGAGAGGTGGTAAGGGATGTATCTGAGGCGGCAGAGCCTAACATTAAAACGGTGAAGGACGCAACACTGGTTAGTCTGGTAAATTCAACGGCGGTAGCGGAGCGGCTGGCTAATTATTTCCAATGGACCGAAACAATACAGGCTCCTATTGTATACCAAGGAGAGGTGCCGGGTAACCGTGTTGCGACATGGCATCCTTATGACAAAACGGGAGTCACCGCCTGCCTAGAATCCGCTGACATCAACCTGTCCAACACGTTGAAAGCGGACGAAACGTTGCTGGTTGGATTTGTGCCGCCGAAAGCAAGCGCCGAATACTACGATACAATGGAACTCATAGATGAGGACACTACATGGACCGTTCCTGATGGCGTGACCTCGCTTCGTGTAGTTTTAATTGGCGGCGGAAGCGGCGGCAGTGGAGGAGCGCCAGGAGAAGATGGCGGGCGAGGAATATTTGGAACGAAGGGAAGAGGCAAAGGTGGCTCCGGGGGAGTAAAAGGAGAAGCGGGAGCGGGAGGAAAGATATATCAAAATAATATTACAGTTTCTCCAGGGAATGCATTTCAAGTCCATATAGGGAATGGAGGAACTGGCGGGAACGGGGGAGAAGCACCGACGAATGGCTCGGATGGTGGCGATACAACATTTGGCGAGTTGTCGTCACTAAATGGAAGCCGTAGCGAAAATGGATTTTACGAACAGACCAGCGGCATTACATACGCAAAGCCAGGAGAGGCGGGTATCCCCGGAGGAAATGGAGACGGAGCCAATTCCACAGCAGAGAATGTAATATATAAGGGAGTAACCTATACACCTGGCGATACGGTAAGAGGAGAAACCTATGAGGGATATGTTGCATCTGGTGGCGGCGGTGGCGGTGCCTCTGCTGGAGAAAACGGAAAAGATGGAACGATAGGAAGAGTTAGCACACAACCATACGCAACTGGTGGTGATGGCGGAGATGGTGGAACACCTGTAAACGGGGAAAATGCAACCATCTATGGCTTCGGAGGTTCTGGAGGCCATGGTGGTGGCGGCGGTGGCGGTGGTGGCAACTGTACCGGCGCAGAAGATAGATATACTTGGGAAGGTGCTGGAGGCTCTGGAGGTATGGGCTCAAATGGCGGAAACGGATATAAAGGCTGTGTAATTCTTTATTATTCCGCCCCTAAATTAACCGCATCTGGCCCCGTGATGGACCGCACTGGCCGCTTTATTCTGGACAAGCTGGGCCGAAGAATCGTCGTGTGAGGTGAGATACCATGACAATAGAAGAGAGGCTATCCGCCCTGGAACAGAGGATTTCTACCATGGAGTTACAGGCGCTTGCAGAGGAAACACCCACGAGCTACTACACCAGCAAATACAGTGGGGAAGAGATAGACGCACTTCTGGATAAGGTGGCCGCTATGACACAGGAGGTGGGCGTATGATTTACATGACCGATTGGAATATCTGTACGCCACCCGGTTTTTCCCTTGGATTTGAGGGTGATAATGAGGTCACGTCTCTGGAAATATCCACGGACCTGCCGGAAGGGTGGGACTTAAAGGTTGATGTGGAGAAGGACGGACAGAAGAACATCATCCAGCTTTCCCGTGATGGGGAAGTGTACAGCGCTCTGCTTACCGCCTCCATGCTGGCGGATGACGGTACATACGCCATGCAGGTTCGGGGAACTCTGGGCGACCAGGTGCGGCACAGCAACCTGTTTTATGCCACGGTGTTTAATAGCATCAATGCGGTAGACGCATTCCCACCGCCCATGCCCTCCGAGTTTGAGCAGATGGAGGACCGTCTGACAGACATTAACAATAATCCTCCAAAACCCGGCACAAACGGGACATGGCTCATTTTTAACCCGGATTCCGGGGAATATGAGGAATCAGATATACCATTACCAGAGGGCGGCGGTGGTGGCTATAGGATTGGACACGGCCTACTGCTGGACAGGGAAACGAATACGCTCTCTGTAAATGCAGTGAGCGACTTTGAGGGGGACAACACCCTTCCCATTACTGCGGCGGCGGTGCAGGATACTGTTGGAAATATCGAGATCCTTTTAGGGACGATTTGAAAGGTGGTAAAAAATGAGCGTAGCAACTGAAATCAGCCGCATCCAAACCGCACGAAATACGATCCGTGCGAAAGCGGTAGAGCTTGGTATTGGCACGAGCGTTGACACATTGGACAAGCTGGCGACAGAGATCGAGGGTATTGAGAACCGGGGCGCTGTATCGGCGCAAGTCCAGGAGGGCGATACATACACCATCCCGAAGGGCTACCATAACGGCAGTGGCACGGTGTCCGGTGTGGCTGGCGGCGGAAACTATAACCTCCAGAGCAAGAGCGTTACGCCTACCAAGGTTCAGCAGAACGTGACTCCAGACCCCGGTTATTACGGACTGTCTGATGTGACGGTAGCTCCGATTCCCGATAGTTACCAGGATGTGTCTGCTGTGACCACCACTGTGGCTGACGTGCTGACTGGAAAGGTATTTGTAGATAAGACGGGTAAGGTTTCTACCGGCACCATGCCAAACAATGGGGCTGCAAATAAAACACTTACAGTGGAGGAACCGTCATACACCATCCCCAAGGGGTACCATGCTGGTACTGGTAAGGTGCAGATTGTCCCAGAGACGAAAACCGTCACGCCTACAAAGTCCGAGCAGACTGTAGAGGCAACAGAGGGCAAGGTGCTTTCCTCCGTCACCGTGGGAGCTATCCCAGAGGAGTTTGTAGACACAACAGATGCCACCGCAGAGGCTGGACAAATCCTCGATGGGGAAACTGCCTATGTTGGCGGCAGCAAGGTCACAGGTACGATGCCAGATAATGGGGCAGTTACCCAAACGCTGACCGTTGCGGCTCCATCCTATACGATTCCGTCCGGACACCATGACGGAGCTGGAACAGTATCTATCACGCTGGAGGAAAAGACCGCAACCCCCAGCGAGTCCGCCCAGACGATTGCGCCAACTACTGGAAAGGTGCTGTCTAAGGTCACCGTTGGAGCCATTCCAGCCGCATATCAGGACGTAAGCGGAGTAACGGCTGCTGCGGCTGATGTGCTGACTGGTAAGAAGATCGTAGATGCGGAAGGCACATTGGTATCCGGCTCCATGGCGAATAACGGCGCTGTTTCCGGTACCATCGACGGCCTGACCACGACCTCCTATTCTGTGCCTGCCGGGTACACCTCCGGGGGTAGCGTGAGCTTGACCAGTGACATTGAGGAAGCCCTTGCGGCCATCTGAGGAGGTGCGGCATGAGCGTACAGAGCGAGATTGACCGCATCAAGAAGAATGTGAATGACACACTGAAAACTATTAGTGATACCGGCGTGACGGTTGGGGCCGGTAGTGATTCCCTCCCCACTGCGGCCGCTGCCCTGGCGAATGAGAAGCAGGATAAACTCACCGGCACCCAGGGTCAGGTGGTTGGCTTTGACAGCGGGGGTAACGCCGTGCCACAGGATGCACCACAATCTGGCATGACCCAGGAACAGGCCGACCAGAGGTATCTCCAGTTGAGCGGGGGGACTATGACTGGGGAGTTGGTGCTGGAGGTAGTTGAGTCCCCTGATCCGGTAGACGGAGGCACAGATCCCAGAGTGCAGTTAGCTGTGAATGGAGATTTTGTGGGCCTTGAGAAGTTACCGCTGATCGGGATTTCTAGTAATCATGATACGGCATATATGTTTGCCAATCCAGGAGAGATTGATGCTTTCACAAGTCCGGGCTCTGGCATTGTTCAAAAAGTAGACTGTGGGGGCGTGTTTTTCTATAACGTAGGGGGCGCAAAAAAAACCGGCTTTGCGGAAAATGATGCTTATCTGCCTACGATGGACGATGTAAAGGAGGAACTCCGCAATTCTAGACCAAAATCCACCCTGGTTACCCTCCCCCTCTCCGCTTGGTCCAACAACACCCAGACTGTTACAGTTCCGGGCGTGCTTGCGGATGAGAGTAAACAGTTGATTCAGCCAATGCCGACGATTGCGGACCAAGCGGTGTATTCTGCCGCTGGGATATCCTGCACGGGACAGGCGGCCAACAAATTGACATTCAAGGCGCAGACGGTCCCGACAGAAGATGTACAGGTTTATGTGGTAATCCAGGAGGTAGGGACATGATTTTTAGTTGTCCTGCCAAGCCGTTTCCTCCTCCTCCTAAAATCTACGGTGTAGAATGGGACTGGACCAGCAACGGCTCCACCAAGGGCAAACGTACTGATGGTTCCGCACAGTTTGCCGAGCCCTCCCCCGCCGCTAACAACGGCTCCGGCTCTTCCCCATTTGACAACCTGTACCCGTGGAAGGACATGACCAAAACGACCCGGACCGGGGGCGTGATGGTGAAAGAGCCCAAATACTGGTACAAGTGGACCAAGACGGGGAAGAAGCTGAAGCTGCAAATTGCGGACGGCCCGGTGGAGGGGTTCCATGTGGACCCGGTGAACATGGACCGGGGCGACGGCCTTGGCGAACTGGATTACTCCTATATCGGACGTTACCACTGCGCCAGCGGCACCTATAAGTCGGAGACCAATAAGGCGCAGCAGGTGGATATTACCCGGAGCACGGCCCGGACTCGCACCCATAACCTGGGGACGAACATCTGGCAGATGGACTTTGCCCAGATGTGGTATGTGAACATGCTGTTCCTGGTGGAGTTTGCGGACTGGAATGGCGAGCGCATCGGCCGGGGCTGTTCGGCCAGCGGCTCCAAGGAGAACAACGGCAAGACGGACACCATGCAGTACCACACGGGAACCACGGCGGCCAGCCGGGATTCCTACGGATTCTGCCAGTACCGGAACATCGAGGGCTGGTGGGACAACGTGTACGACTGGATGGACGGGTGCTATTACAACAGCAGCGGCCTGAACGTCATCAAGAATCCCAATCAGTTCAGCGACAGCGCCAACGGGGTTCTGGTGGGCAGGCCGACCAGCGGCTACCCCAGCGATTTCGCCATCCCGACTCAAAGCAATCTGGAGTGGGCGCTTTACCCCACCGAATCTTCTGGCAGTACGACTACCTATGTCCCGGATGGCTGGAATTTCAACGGTGGTAGCCCGTGCCTGTACCATGGCAGTGACTATTACCACCACCAGAATTACGGGCCTTTCTATGTGAACGGTTACAGTAGGTCGTACTCTGACTTCACCATCGGCTGTCGCCTCCAGGAGCGCCCGCCGAAAACTTAGAAAATCACCATACTCCAATAATAGAAGGTTTACGCATTATGTATAACTTTATTGCATTAAAGCGTCGGGACAACATATACCCCAAAAATTGTTTGATTTGATGAAAGGCAGTGCGGCATGATACTGAATCCAGTGGTGCAGGGCGGTGGAGAAACTGCTACAGTTACTATAAAAAGCCATGATACAATATCAAGCCCTGATTATGGTCTACATTATATTACTTCGGACGGAACAAAAGGCTATGCCCCACTTAACTCTACAGAATTTACTATATCAGTATCTAAAAACTCTTTTATCCTTCCACTAATGATAGGAGATGTAAGACAAGACGCATTAAGCGGAGCGTTAGAAGTGGTTGCAAATTCGGAGGTATACACTCGGAGTGGCCATACGACCAATTTGGTATATGTATCTGGAGACGGGGTGATTACAGTATGATAATGAATCCGGTGATACAAGGTGGGGGCGGCGGTGCAAATCTCGTGACTGCAACACTGGATTTTGAGCCGAAAAATGGTGTAACATACACGTTTCTGGATGAAAATGGAACGCCTAAGCAAATCGATGGGACGGGAGTCTATTCCATGCAGGCGGGGATTTTGGTTGCCGAATTTGATGTGTCACGCTCTTCGCCCTTTTTCTCTGGTGACATTTCTCAAATTAAAATTATTGGCCAAGTTGGAGCCGCTTATCATGTGACTGGAGATTTCAGGATTTATTAACCAATAGTTTAAGATGGAAAGGCGGTGTGCCATGCCACCGGATTGCAATGATTGTCCCATGGAATCCCGTATCGCTAACCTGGAACGGCGAGTAGAAAAGAACGAACAGAAATCCTCTGAGACGCACAAAGAATTTTATAATCGGGTCCGGGCCTTGGAGATCGCCCGTGCAGAGCAGGGCCAGCAGTACACAACGATACTCGAAAAGCTGGAGGACCTGACGGGTAAAGTGAGCACACTGTCCAAGGGATTGTCAGACATTCAGGCAGAGCCTGGACGAACCTGGAAAGATCTGAAAGGCAAAATAAGTTGGGCCGTAATTGCGGCGGTTATTACAGCGGTTATGGCCTTTCTGTTAGACAAGATAGGTCTTTGAGAGGGGGTGAAAATATGGACTTTGGAATCGCATCCGTGGCGGCCATTACCGTCATCTGTTATCTGGTGGGACTGATCGTCAAATCGTCTGGCCTGGATAACAAGTACATCCCGGCTATCGTGGGCCTGTGCGGCGGCGTTCTGGGCGTGGCGGCCCTGTATACCGGCCTCCAGGACTTCCCGGCGACGGACCCGCTGACCGCCGTTGCCGTGGGCATTGTAAGCGGTCTGGCGGCAACTGGTGTTAACCAGGCCATCAAGCAGATGAAGGAATAACAACATATTTTTGACTACAAAGGAGATTGAACTATGAACACCGAAATGCTCTATGAACTGTACGAAATCACTGAGAAGAACGACGCCCCCGATTTGGCTACCGTAGGCATGCCCATGCTCCTGAAGAAGCACCCTGAGATTACCCATGAGGAGGCCAAGGAGATGCGTGAGTTTACTGGCCGTCACGGTCAGGAGCTGGCCGCCGCCTTCCCTGACAAGGAGGCATTTGCCGCCGCCGTGGCTGCTGGCGTGGCGGAGGATGAGGCCGCCAAAGAGGAAGCGGAAAGAGAATAATAAAAAAGCACCCAATCAGGGTGCCTTTAGCTCCATATTTAGCTGTTGAATAATCAGGGCGGTCTCTAACATCCCAGTCATTTTCTCCTCACTGTCCGGCATGGAGGGAAAGTTCTCCCTGGCATTTGTCAGGATTCTGAGGGCCATTTCCCGGTCTTCGTTTGTGGCGTTGCCGGACTCGAACTTGTCTGCTAGTGCAGAAAATTCCTGGTTTGTGTCCACTGATAGGCTGAAAGCAGTTTCTGCCTGCCTCAAAAAGTGGCAAAGCAATTTGTAATCATGCATTTTTATCACTCCCTTATCCGCATATTACAGCACACGCCCTGATATGTCAATGGAGGAAGACCATGAGATTACGAAAACAGTATTTGACCAGAAACGACTGTTACAGGGCCGGGAGGACCATCCGACCGCAGGGGGTAATGGTACACTCGACCGGGTCTAATAACCCCTCTGTGGCCCGCTATGTGCCCGGAGATGATGTAATTGGTCGGAATCAGTACGGGAATGATTGGGACAGGCCCGGACTGGAAAAGTGCGCCCACGCCTTTGTAGGCAGATTTGCCGACGGATCGGTGGGGACAGTACAGACCCTTCCATGGAATCGCCGTGGCTGGCACTGTGGCCGAGGGAAGAACGGCAGCGCAAATGATACACATATCTCCTTTGAGATCTGTGAGGACGGCCTAACGGATGCCAGCTATTTTAAAGCGGTGTACCAGGAGGCCGTGGAGCTGACAGCCTATCTCTGCAAGGAGTATAACCTGGACCCGTTGGCTGACGGAGTGGTAATCTGCCATCAGGAGGGCTACCGCAGAGGGATCGCCAGTAACCACGGGGATGTCCTTCACTGGTTCCCTAAATTCGGCAAGACCATGGATGATTTCCGGGCGGATGTGGCCCGATGGATGGAAGGAGAGGATGAGACTGTGACCTACGAGCAGTGGAAGGAGTACATGGACCGCTATCTGGCCGAGCGAGCGGAGCTACCGGCCAATGAGTGGGCACAGGCTGGACTGGAACAGGCAAAAGTGAAAGGCATCACAGACGGCACCAGGCCACAGAGCTTTGCTACCCGCCAGGAGGTGGCGTTAATGGTCAAGGTGGTTAAGTGACAACAAAAAGAAAGAGGCCAGGGAATGATCCCTGGCCCTGTTTTTTCGCTATAATACTGCACTATCCTTTTCCCATCCCGGCAATGCAGAGCTGGCCGGGGAACTGTCTGTCCAGTGGTTCTTTCTGTCATTTTAAAAACCTCCTTCATTTTTTTATATTTCGAATAATCACCCATATAGAAAGACCAAAGCTGACGGCCAGCAGACCATAAATCAAAGCATCCATATCTTGACACCTCTTGAGCATTTTGTTATTCTTTAGGGGGGAGGTTTCCCTCCCCCTCCTCTATTCTGTCAGCTTCTCAATCAAGAGAAGAATGGCAGTGACGAGGTTTAGGATTGCGGCGGTAAGGTTAACTAAGCTGTCGGGCTTGGCCTTGCCGCCCTTTTTTTGTTTGCTCACTGGTGTTTCACCTCCTTTCTGATACTATAATACACTATTTCGTTTCGCTTGTCAATACTATTTATCCACTTTTTTGTTTATTTTTATATTTAATATTGACGATTTACATTTTATAGTGTATAATAAACTTATAAAAAGGAGGAATCAAATATGACATTAAGTATGGGGGAAAAGATTAAAGTAGTCCTTGGACGTAGGAATATGACATTGGGAGAATTGGCGGAAAAAACTGGACAATCCCGACAAAACTTATCCAATAAGGTAAGCCGTGACAATTTTACTGAAAAAGATTTACGGGCAATAGCGGAAGCATTAAACTGCACTTATGCCGCCTCATTCACTATGAATGACACTGGAGAGGTGATTTAATGGTGTATATTAACACCTAGCCCACGCAGAGACGTAAACCCCACATGCGTGGGGATGAACCGTCTATATTTTCGATTTTGGCGACAAAAACAACTCCCACTACCGGGACGGGTGGTGGGAGTTATCTATGTCAAGATTTTGTTTTACTACCAAATAGATATCCGAGAACAGTAGTTGCAACAATTTTTGCGACTTCAAATGCACTGGTAAACATCGGGGAATCAACATGGAACTTTGCGTCAATAAGAGCAAAGACCGCGATTGCAATTAGACACCCATATAGCAATTTTTTCCCAACGGTATTTTTCAGGTCTTCGACTGCATGACTGTGTTGTTGATTTTTGAGTTTAATTAAGTTCGGAACATCTTCAGATGTTTGCAGAGGTTGATTGACCGGAGGAAAAGGCGCATCAATTTCTGAGATAATTTCTGGCTTTTTATTTGTATTAGGTGAGCAGATATTCCCCATATGTATTATCCGACCTCATATCCTCAGTTGTAATTTTGGAGCGATGTTGGCAAAATGCGTTTGACCAGCCAGAGCCATCTTTGTGTGTAATTTTTGATAATGTCACTCCGTCAAAAAACTTGAAACTGTTCCAAATTCGAACAATAGCAGTTTTTAGATTTGGAGCACTATCTTCATCAATGGCATACGCTATACCGTTTGCATCTGTAGCATATTTATTGATGGGAGTGCTCTTAAAGGATTTAAACTCATCATATACGGTAGGGAGAACGGGGCCATACTGCCACACGCCAAAATCTTCCGAAAAAAGATCGTTACCAGTAGCCTTGACATATTCACAGCTTACAAAATACAGTAATTTCTGTAATTTCATGGGAGAAACAGCAACACTTTCTGAAAATGCGCGCTTCAAAATATTGTTGCAAACAACGGTCGCTGACATTGGCATGCTCTAGACCCTCCTTTCTATAATATATTATATCAGCGAATGTGAGGATTGACAATAACAAACGAATGTTCTATATAAAATTTTTGAAGGAGCCCTGACAGCCCCGTTTCCTTCAATTATGATCGATATTTACCAATGAGGCCAAGGCGTGATCCCTGGCCTTTCTCTACTCTCTATTACATTCTGTTATACCTAACAACCATAGTGGATCTACATTCAACGCAGTTGCGAGAAGCGGAATCTCAAAATCGGGAACGATGCGCTCCCCTGTTTCAATTCGGCTGATTGCCTTCTGTGTAAGACCATGCCCATTAAGCTGGATTATAGCGGCCAGTTTCTCTTGTGATAATCCCGCCTTTTCCCGAGCAAGGCGGACCCTTTCACCACAACAGTTGCACTTTCCATTCCATGTTAACAATCGCATACTATCAATCCTATCCCAAAAGTGACTATTTCGGGATTGACACTAACACACTTTTTATGCTATTATTATGCCAAAGATGACTAAATATTATGAATTATGTGTGTTTTGGAGGAGTGAAGGATGGTTTGCCCAAAATGTGGAAGTAATAGTATTAATGTTCAAATGGTATCGGAAACGCAGTTACTTACCAAACACCGTGGCATTTTCTGGTGGATTTGTATTGGTTGGTGGTGGCTTCCAGTTAAATGGTGTTGTTTTACTGTACTTGCATTGATAGCTAAGATTTTTGCCCCTCGTAAATACAAAACTAAAATTATACATAAATCTATGTGGGTATGTCAGACCTGTGGATACCATTGGCAGGCATAAAGAAGAACCGGACAGGAGAATCCTCCTGTCCGGCCAGTGGTTACCTGTCCAGGATGTAACGAATATATGCTGCTACCAAGTCAATAAACTCTAAGTTTGTGGGGCGCTTTTCTAAGGTATAGCCCGCCATCTTATTCAGTTCATCTCTGCCGTAGCTGTCCCAGCAGGCGCAAATCGCAGTACGGATTGCCCGCTCGACCCTGGTATCTTTATCACTAAATTCTGCGGCTATTTCGGGGTAAAGAACTTTCGTGATAAGATCAGTCCGGTAAGGGTCTTTTACGGTTACTGTAAGGGCATACCTCAAGAAGCGAAAACCTTTCAACTTTCCGCTGATTCGGAGGCGGCGTAGAGTTCGCTCTACAACAATGTGCAAATCGCTACATTCCTGTATAGGGTCCATGGTTATAGGCATGACGTTTCAATCCTTTCTATCTTTATGCGGGATACGCCATGCCTCTGGGGAGGTCCGCGGCATTGTCTTAGCGGGCCTCTCGATTTTTTTGCTATATCACACAAGATGCAACACAATTATACCACAAAAACCGAAAACCATTGTGCCACAATTACTTTGTGCTTTTGTTGGCGGGTTCGACTCCCGCCTCGCGCACCAAGAAGAACCAGGTCTGAAAAGGTCTGGTTTCTTCATTTTTCCTGAAAACGTTGCGGCACAAGGGATTTGGTGATTGCTCCCTCCCTTGCTTTTTTCCATATTTTACACTCTAACGAGAAAAAAGGCAAGTAAATATCACACGCCGAACAATCATGCAACACGAAATATCACACAGATTGATAGGGGGGCGATTAAAATCAGGCGTCCTCCTCTTTCATAAGCTGGTAAAAACATCTATCGATTTTTTGGTCGACCTCATTCTGTTTACTACGCATCGTATGGTCATACACCGAGCGCATAACCCGCGGACTTGACCAGCCACCGCGGGCCATCATATATCTTTCTGGTACCCCAAGAGCACTCATTAAACTGCAATTGGTATGCCGCAGATCATGAAAGCGGATAAGAGGAAGATTATTTTTGCGCAGGATTGTTTTGAGCCTTTGAAGTAAACAATTTCCTTTGATTTTGACTACATGATCCTCTGGGCCATCATTGCCTTTGCTGGCCTTTAGCAGTTCCATGATATACTCAGGCGCATGGAGAGTGCGTGTGGAGCAGGTCGTTTTGGTAGACTTTTCGACCCACTGATTTTCTTTATTCCTTACTCTGGCTTGACGAACCGTAATAGTGTTGTGTGTAAAGTCTACATATTTCCAGGTCAGACCTGTGACTTCAGAAGATCGAAGACTAAGCCAGAGTGCCAAAAGTATAGGGACTTCCATTTCTGATCCTTTGATTGCCCGTAAAAGCTTACCTACCTGCTCAGGCTCTAAGTATTGCTGCTCGTTCAATTCCTTTTGCGGAAGGGTGATATTTAGACGCAAAGCTGGGTGATACTCCCGTAGAACAGCAGAAAAGAACCCATGAATATTATGTACAGACTTTGGGGTGGGCATATGGACTCGGCCCTGACTATCAGTATAGGGCTTGCTCTCTATATTGAATGCTTCCTGGATCATAGATGGTGTCAATCGATTTAGGCGGATTTGCATGAGCCCTTGCAGGTGCCTCCTGCGTATGATGTCATAGCCCCTGACGGTCGATGGTGACAATATACTGTCTTTAGAGGCCAGATATCGCTCCATCGCCTCGGCTAAGGTCATATTAGAAGAGTCCCTAGATATTTCCCGGTAGTGGAGCTGCCACTCCAGGGCGGCATACTCCGCTTCCTTCTTAGTATAGGCAGTGAAAGAACGGTACTGACGTTTTCCATCAGGTGCGGTGCCAGCATAGACTTGGCATCTCCAGGAGCCGGAGGGAAGCTGTTTAGCGGTGGCCATGTTTTTTCTCCTTTCTCTTGCACCAGCGTACCTATGTATGATACAATGAGGGCGCAAAGGTGCCTTGGATCTAGTAGTTTGGGGTGCTTTGCTTACCGTCGATGTTGGTAGCATCTACGGCCCGCCCTCGGTGTTGGTAGCACTGGGGGCGGTTTTTTATTGTGCCTTTTTCAGTTCTGCAATCTCCTGATTTATGCTCCGAATAGCGAGCTTCAAGACGGAAACTTCACTGCGTAGCTCCTCTAATTCACTCTTCGGCGCTAATTTGTCCAGCATGATTTTTTGATTTTCCGCCAGTAGATTGAATTTCGGCGTGATTTCTGTATCCAGAAGAATTTTCATGCGCTGGGTGCTTTCGTCCAAGATCTCCTGCTTCTGCTGGGCCAGACTTTGGTCCATCAGTTTCGCCATCCGTTTTTCGGATTCACCAATTCTGGAATCCATCAACTGTGCGATAGCTTGCAGATCTTTTTCTTCTAACATAATAGTGTATCTCCTTTTTATTGCGATTCAAAAAAGCGGTTGGGGTCACAAAGCAAAAGGCAGACAACCGAAGTTGCCTGCCTGTGTTTTGGATGTTGGTAGGGCGGCGTATCCTACATCTCAGGTTCCCTTGCGGCGTGTCGGCACTCACGCATTACCCATATAGGTGATAGATGCCCGTTCTATCCTCATACAAGGGAGTGTCGGGAGCCATTTCCGACCTCAACATCCAAAAACATTTTACGGCTTTACAACTTCTTCGTCAAGTTTTTCATTCATCCAAAGGGAGCTTTCCGGATTTATCCATTAGTTTCTTTTCGTCTGCTTTAACTCTTCGCTCAACCTTCTTGATATCCTCCTCTGGTGGTAGCTTTTCCGGCGTAATCCCTCGTCTCTTTAACATAGACCGAACACTCTGATTGTTCTGAACGTGCTCTTTCGTGATTGGAATTTCTCCCTGCAAATCATTTTCTTCTATGTTTAGGTTGGTCATTTCTGTAGCAAGACTTTTTGCGGCGACAGTAACAGGAGGTAAACGGTCTGCCAACGGTCCGTACTTGATACCATACCTTCTCTTCATATCATCAGTTGTATATCCACCGAATAATGCTTGATCTCCTTTTGAACGAATACGCCCAAAGCCTCGCTCGTCTACTCCACGTTCGTATATATTTTGGGATAGTCGCTTCTCCGCCGTTTTTAACTGCTCCCGAAGTTGTAGCCGATTCAAGTCAGAAAGCCTCTGTTCAATAACTTCCTGCTTCCGTGTCTGAACCGCGAAATAGGTCTGTGCAAAGGCAATTTCGTTTTTCCTTGGGTCCCCGTTTTGCGCTATTAGGTAGCAAGCGTAACGAGTGAGCATATAGTCTGGTATTTCACGCTTTGCCTTGTTCCCGTGCTCGATCAATTTCGTGATGCCACGAAATTGTTCGTCTGAATCAACCCCAGAATTAACACAGGCAACAATAGCCCTTTGAATGGCAACCTCAAAATTTTCCCACCTTACATACCCAAGCGCTGATTGTAGTTCTCTCGCATACCAGAACTCTACTCCATCATCAGTAAAATGAGAAATTTCATCGAAACTCAATTTTAATTTGCTAATTTGGGTTTTATCCACGCTATCCCTCCATTCTATTTAGACTTCCGACGGTATGGTCACACATTACCAGATGATATCCCTCGTGTAAGGGTCGTAGCCGCCCAGCACACGGCCTAGTGTGCGTAATTCGGAAAGGGGTGGGACATCGACATCTTCGGCATCGGGATTAAGGGAGTGCAGTATTACTGTTTCCTCATCCTTTTTCAGCTGCTTACAATAGGACTTTCCGTCCAGGACAAAAATCCCGATTTCCCCATTGTCCAGCGCAGGGGTGGCCTGTACAAAGACGGTGGAGCCATCCGGTATCTTTGGCTCCATGGAGGTGCCTGAGATCAGTACGCCGAAATTTGTTTTGGGCGGAACATAGTCGGAGGGATACTGCTCGGTATGGCTGGGCGGGATATCCACCGGATTGCCCAGGCCGGCCGCCGCAGGCTGGTCGAACACCTCAATCTCGGTGAAGCCGTGAGCCCTCTTTACCTTGGGCAGAGGGACGACTTTGGGCCGGCCGGCGGCCTGCTTTGGGGTGGCGGCAGCTTCAGCCTTCCCCTCATACTCCATAATAAGCTTGACCGCCCCCTTTCCGTGGTCAGTCAACCTATCATAATCCTTCGCTATCTTCTTAGCCTCCTCCGAGAGATCGGAGGGGGATTTTTTTGTTGTTTCCCCCTCCGGGCTTTCAAATTCTGTTGGTGAATAAAGAGATAAAACAGATATTCCCAAGACTTCACAAATCCTTGGAACCATATCGACATCCGGAGAGTTATTCCCACGGGTCCAATTATTGACTGTGCCTTTACTTATGTTTAATTTGTCAGCAAGTTGTACTTGATTTATTCCGGCATTTTCCATTGCAGTGACAAGATTTATTCGGATTCGTTCCCGCAAGGATATTGTTCTGCCTGTCTCCATATAATCACCTTCTTTGACATGAGCATATCACACGAAAAAACAAAAGCCAAGAATTTCGTGATTTTCTATTGACAGTATCGAAATATTGTGATAACATAAACGCAAGTCCAGAAAATCGCTGCTTCTAGGAGGTGAGGAAATTGAGTGTAGCGCAGAGTATTCAGATATATTTGAAGGATCATGGGATTAAACAAGCGTTTATCGCTGAAAAGTGTGGCTGGTCCAGACAGAAAACCAGTTGCATTATCAGTGGGCGATCTAAAATGGCTGCCGATGACTTCTTAGCAATCTGTGATGTGATAGGTGTTCCTTATGATTACTTCAATGACCGATTAGATGACTGAAAGGAGGTGGTTTCCGTGCAGGCAATCATTGCGAACGGCTCCGCAGATGAGATTGCCGCCCTTGCGTTGGCGGTGCAAGAGCGGCAAAGCAAATTTGTCCCGTGTGACTCAGAAACTAAATACGCCGAGTCTAAGCAAAAATGTTCTTATTGATGTAATCCCACTGGTCTTGTTCAAGCCAGCCCTGCCGGTTGCTTTTTACCTCAACAACAAGGCACCGGTCATCGTTATCAAGATAAGGCCTAATACGGTCAAAAACTATATCTGCAGTTATAAGGTTGGAGCGAATAAGCCATGAGGACTCCCAAAAATGACACCACGCACCAGTCGAGGCATCCTTGATCGCTTGATAGACACCTTCATAGTTTTTACCGGCTTTGTTCAAATCGTAGGTGATAAAGTAAACCATTTCATCAAATATCCTTCCTTTTAGTATGGAGGGCAAGGGACAGTTGCCCTTCTTGGATAATTGTACCATATCCAATGACAAAAATCAATATATTGTATAGAAAATTTGTTCCATACAATATACAGGAAGAAGAGTTCGGAAACTGGAAAAATTCTTCCCCGACATGGATCAGGACACGCTATTCAAACGGTCCGACGACCAGGGAACATGAAAAGGAGGGGAGGGCGATAACATATCAAATCCGAGAGATGTATGGCGGTGTTAATTCTCCAATCAAAGTGGAATTGACCATATTTTTGTCAGGCCCCGATTGGTATAGACTTTCAAGTTCAGAAGCTTGGCATCATCTGGAAGCATACGTTGATCTGATTGAAAAAGAACGTATCCGCTCACAGCTCCAAGGGCAGATATAGCGATTGGCATTTGCATTGAGTAATAACTTTTCCTTGATATGATTTCTTTTCCGCTTCTTCGGGTATCATCCAAAACCCAAGTCGGGAAGGGGACGCAATCTACTTCATTTTCTCCAGACAGCAAAACAATTCGTGTGATAGCAATCGGAAGTCGAGATTTATTTTCAATATGGACAAAGCAAAGCGTAATTTCGTCATCCGATTTACATTCTGTAATTCTGATTCCTATATTTTTTCTTTGAGATAAAAATGTGAGAATCCATGTTGCTAGAGACATCAAAAAACCTGCAACTGCAATACCGAATGTTATCCACTCCATCAAATGGATCATCCCCTTTCGACCACAGACTACCATATTCTAGCGGGAAGGGCAATAAAAAGCACCCCGACCAGCGCATCACCGACGACCAAGGAGCATAAGAAAACCGCCCGTGAGGGCGGGAGTGAGGCCTGCCAGGGAATAAGCCCCGACAGCTTGCAGAACGGCGGGCGGAGGAGGCCGAAACCGTCAGGAAGTTATCCCGATTTTTACATCCATCTTTGAAAGGACGATTGCTATGAGAGAGAAAAACAACTTGCAGGAAATTTTGCTGACCAAGCTCCGCCGGGAGCGGCAACCCGTCACCGTGTTTTTGATGAATGGCTACCAGATGCAGGGAACCGTTTCTGCCTTCGATGCCTTCACCGTAGTCCTGGACAGTGATGGAAAACAGCAGATCATCTACAAGCACGCCATTTCTACCATTGTTCCAGCTCGTCCCATCCTGCTAGAACAAACAGAGTTTTGAGATTTCCGAGATAGAGAGGAGGGGCCTTTATGCCGAAATTGAAAGAAACCCCGGTCCAACGGATGGAGCGGGTGTTCAGAGCCGCAGTATTCTACGGCCTGGAGCGCAGGGCGGAAACGATTGACGACTTGGCAAAGCGGGCGCCGAATGCCCGGTCAACTACATATCGCCGAGTCAGGATACCAAGGACCTGTACCTTTGAAGAGGGACTATTTTATATCCCCAAGTTTTTAAACGACCGGCAACTTTGTGAAATGTGGGGTGTGGAATACCACGGTATCACACCGGAGGATGTGGCTGCGGTGATAGAAGGGAAGGACAAAAATATCTGAATCTTTTGAGCTATTAGAGTCCTTTGAGGTAGGTTGAGGCTGCGGTTATTTGGAAGCAAGGGAGGGAGGACAAGCCTTGAATACCTTCCTGTTTATGGGCGCATACGCCTGTATCATTGTGGCAATGGTTCTAATCATTTGGGATATATGGGATAGGAGGCGGAAGAAGTGAAGTACATTGAGGACGGACGCTCTCTGGTGGAGCGAAACCACGACGCCAGAGAATATTGCTATCAGTGCCGCCGGGAGCGTGAGGCACGCATGAACCGCATTGTGAGGCGGTGCCTGGTGGTATCTAGCATGATCTTTATGTGCTCCCTGCTGGTGGGGTGGGCTCTGTGAGAGATATGGACTTGGAGCACCCTGATATCACCGCCACACTGCGGACGGGGTATCCGTCATGGATCAAAGAAAAAAACCAAGATGCACCAGAGATACTAAAAGAGTATGCCGACGAATACAGCGAAGAGATCATTAAGTGGCTGCTAGCTGGCTATCCAGATACGATAAGAGAATTTTCAGATTATGCAAAGTTTTATAATGCTAAAACCTTAGAAGATTGGCTGAATTAGGAGGCAGTATGAACATATATGAGAAGCTTGCGGCGATCACCAGCGAGCTAAACGCCGTAGCAAAGAATCTGATGGTAGGGGAGGGGCGAAGCTCCTATAAGGCGGTGAGTGAGGCGGATGTTCTGGCCGCCGTAAAACCTCTGGAGCAGAAGTACAAGGTGTACAGCTATCCTCTGTCCAGAAAGGTGATAGACAGCGATATTATTACCACTAAGAAGGTATACAACGGCCAAGAGAGCGAAATATCGAAGTTTTTTATGCGGGTAGAAACAGTATATCGGTTTGTCAACACGGAGGACCCGGCTGACTATGTAGATATCACCACTTACGGAGACGGGGTGGACAGCAATGATAAGGCCCCAGGGAAGGCCATGACCTATGGAGATAAATATGCCCTTCTCAAAGCATACAAGATCATTACCGGGGACGATCCGGACCAGAACAGGAGTGACGAGGGAAAGGTTACCAGAGGTGGGTACAACGTTGAACCAGGCAAGCCCGGAGAGCGTGTCCCTCCTGTAGGAGATACCCCTATCAAATGTCAGCGGTGCGGTATGCTGATCCCTGATTTCTGGGATGGACAGGAGCTGATCAAGGCGGAGACGATTGCGGAACGGGCCAAAGCCAGGTATGGGGAGCCACTTTGTATCAAGTGCGGGAAGAAGGCGGCGAAATGAATCTAACCTTCACACAGTCGAAAATCTCAATGGAGGACGGCCTGTGGCTGTGCCTGAAGGTGAACGAAACCGCCCCGGCCAGGGAGTTTGTGCTAAAGAAACAGAACAAATTATATGACTGTAAGATCAAGCAGCACCGGGACAAGCGGAGCATGAACGCAAATGACTACTGCTGGGTGCTGCTGGACAAAATGGCTGACGCACTTCACACAACAAAGGAAGAACTCTACATACAAAAGGTACGGAAAGTCGGACCGTTTAAGGATTTCACCCTGACGGAGGATGAAGCAAATACATTCCGTGTGGCATGGGAACTGCTTGGGACAGGGTGGCCTACGGAACAGGTTGGCTATGACAAGGACGGCGACAGGCTGGTTATCAGGGCCTATTACGGCTCCAGCAGATACAACACCAGGCAAATGTCCCGGCTCATTGACAGCATCGTGCAAGACTGCAAGGACCTTGGCATTGAGACATTGCCGCCTGAGAAGCTGGCGGCCATGAAGGAGGAGTGGGGCCGTGCATAAACAGACCAAACAAACAGCCATATCGGCCCGTGTCAAGGCCGCTGTGGCCGCGCGGGACTGCACCCAAGGTCCCGCCACCTGCATCCTCTGCGGCGCTCCGGGAGGCCCCCACTGTCATGTGGTGCGCCGCTCCCAGGGCGGCATGGGGGTGGTGGAGAACATCGTTACCCTGTGCGGCCCCTGCCACTACGCTTTTGACGAGGGGCTGTTTATGGATCGGCTGCGGCCTCTGGGATTCCATTCTCAGGCGGACATCAGGGCATACATCATCAACTATCTCAGAGGCTTTTATCCTGACTGGACCGAGGAGAAAGTGAGGTATCACAAATGGGACAGTGTGAGCGAGTCCTCCAGTACATAAAGGATTTTGGTTCTATCAACCCGGCACAGGCATTTTTGGATCTGGGTTGCTACCGACTGGGAGCGAGGATATATGACCTCAGGCATAAGCATGGGTATTCAATCAAGAAAACAACTGTCAGCGCAAAGAACCGATACGGCGAGGCAGTGAGCTACGCCGAATACAGATTGGAGGATAACAATGCTGAATAAAATCGTGCTGCAAGGAAGACTCTCGAAAAATCCGGAGCTTCGCCACACTCAGGGAGGAAATCCCGTGGCCTCCTTCCGCCTGGCGGTGGATCGGGACTTTAAGGACAAGCAGACTGGCGAGAAAGCCACCGACTGGATAGACGTGGTGGCCTGGCGGAACACAGCGGAGTTTGTCAGCCGATATTTTACTAAGGGACGTATGGCTGTTGTGGAGGGCCGGCTCCAGATGCGTGACTGGACGGACAAGGACGGCAACAAGCGCACCAGCGCTGAGGTGGTAGCCGACCATATCTACTTCGGGGACTCTCAGCGGAGCGGGGACACCTCCAACACCAGCGGGGACTACGGAGCGCCGGAGCCCCAGCAGGACGGCTTTTCTGAACTGGCCGACGATGACGGCAAACTCCCGTTTTAAGGGGATGAGATAAGATGGCAAAGAACAAAGACCCCGCCGTTTTGTTCTATACATCCGATTTCCTGGGCGGGGCGGCTCTGATGAATATGAAGGAGCGTGGCCAGTACATCACCCTTCTGTGCCTCCAGAGGGAGCGGGGGCACATGACGGAGGGGGAGGTAGCCCGTGCGGTCGGGAGGCTGTCTGAGGAGGTCCGGGGGAAGTTCGAGACGGACGAGGACGGCAAGCTGTTCAACCGCCGAATGGAGGAGGAGATCAAAAAAAGGGAGGCTCACTCTCAACGGCAAAGAGAGAATGTGGCAAAGCGGTGGAATAAACAAAAGGATGACGATGGTATGTCCAGTGGTAATACCATGGTATTACCTTTAGGAAATGGAACATCATCATCGTATATAGATAACTTATCGTTAGAACAGGAAACATCCTCCGCACGCACGCGCGAAGCCATCGCCACCGTCATGTCTGCGTACCTGGATAAAATCAACGCCAATCCGTCACAACAGAGCCTTGATGAGCTAAAGGGCTATGTGGAGCAGATGGGGCCGGAGTGCTGTCAAAGGGCGTTTGATATTGCCCTGGATGAGAAAAAAACGTCCTGGTCATATATCCGGGCGATCCTGCGAAACAAGCTGGCTCAAGGCGTTCGATGTTTAGCCGATTGGGACGCGGTGGAAGACAAGCGGAAGGGGGACGGAGAGGATGATTACTGGGCCAAATGACGCCCTGTTGTTCCGTCCTGAGTTCATAGACCCATCCCAGCCCACGGGGCTTTGGTGGGTACGGAACGCGGAGGACGTGGACGCAGTGAGGATCAACGCGGTGTGCAAATCGCTGACAGCACCCTGGTCTGAGGTCAACGGATGGACGGAGTGGCTGGCTCAGTTCCCGTATATCCTGCTGGCGATCCCACCTGGTGCCGCACAGGATGAGGCGGCGGAGCAGTTGACCGCGCGAGTGCCCATCCCGGTGATGGTACCAGCGCCACGTGACTTCCTGGGGTGCGAGACGGTGTGGTCATTGCGGGAGGAGGGCGGCCTGAAAGCCATTGACCGGCTGTTGCTCAACGCGGAGGAGCTGCCCACTCAAGGATTGCTCAACCTGGCGGATGTGGACACAACACAGCGGAAAAACGCCAAGCGGGTGGTGTCCGGTATCCCTGACCTGGACCGGGCCATTGGAGGCTTTGTAGGCGGAGAGCTGTCCGTCTGGACCGGAAAGCGTGGGGAGGGCAAGAGCACAATTCTGGGACAGATATTGTTAGACGCGGTGAACCAAAGCCATTGCGTCTGCGCCTACTCTGGGGAGCTTCCAAAGGAGCAGTTTAAACTTGGGCTGCTCCAGCAGGCGGCGGGTTATCTCCACACCCGGCGGCGGGAGGACCAACGGACGGGCCGAGTTATGTACGATGTTGAGGATCGGGTTATACCAGCAATCAACGAGTGGTGGGACAAGATGCTGTTTTTAACGGACATTCAGCAGAAGAATGCCCATGACGAGGACAACATTCTCAAACTTTTCGAGTATGCCAACCGGAGGTATGGGTGTGACACGTTTCTTGTAGATAACATCATGACGGCTGAACTAAAGAACGAGCAGCAAATTGGATTTTGGAGGGCGCAGTCCTCATTTGCCGGGAGGCTGGTGGCGTTTTCAAAGCGGCTGGATGTCCATGTGCATCTGGTGGCGCATCCCAGGAAAACGGACGGCCCGATTGAAGCGGACGATGTAGGTGGGAGCGCGGATATTACAAACCGGGCTGACAACGTGTTCAAGGTCGAGCGGGTACCGGAGGAGAAGGTGCGGGAGGTGGGATATTCTACACTCCTGACCGTGCTGAAGAATAGAGAGTTTGGAGCGAGGGATCGGGTGCGGCTTGATTACAACGAAGCGTCTAAGCGGTTCTACCAGGCTGATGGAAGCCCGTCAAAATGTTACACATGGGAGTTGAAGATGAAGAATGGATAGGGCGCGAATAATGGAGCTGATAGAGGGAGAGATCAGACGGAGAGAGGCGCTGATTCAAGCCGGGACATTCTTCGCGGAAGACCATCGGGAAGTTGCGCAGGCGCTTCGAATTGTGTTGGAGGCATACAAGGCCCCGCCAGCAGTGGAAAATATCGTTATAGCCCAAGAGCCACTGCGTGAAAAGTGGTGGAGGAAAACATGCGGCTGATCATCCCGTTTTCTCTGCCTGGTCTCAACGAGTACATAGAAGCGGAACGGGGCCACCGGCAGAAGGGGGCAAAACTGAAACGGGATTGCCAGACATCGGTAATCATAGCTCTTAGACGTCAAATCAGAACGCCTTTGCGGGAGCCTGTGTTTATGCGATACCTCTGGGTGGAAAAAAACCGGAGGCGGGACAAGGACAACATCTCCAGCTTTGGCCGGAAGGTTATCCAGGACGCCTTAGTGAAGATGGGCGTTCTGAGGAATGACGGCTGGGAGAATATCGAAGGATTTTCTGACAACTTCGCTGTGGACAAGGGAAAGCCAAGGATAGAGATCGAGATCGAGGAACCAGGAAAAAAACCATAGGAGGAGATATCGTGAAGGATGAGAAGGCCGCCCTGCTGGACAACAAAGAGGCGGCGAAGCTATGAGGGTGTTGGTAGCCTGTGAAGAGTCTCAGGAGGTATGCAAAGCGTTCCGGGCGCTGGGCCATGAGGCGTACAGCTGCGACATAGAGCCCTGTTCGGGAGGGCATTCTGAGTGGCATATACAACAAAATGTTCTTCCCTTGATTGATGGGACTTGTGCCTTCAGAACGGGAGATGGGGCAGCGCACCACATTGAAGGCCTTTGGGATTTATTGATTGCGCATCCTCCATGTCAGAAGCTCTCTAATGCTGGAGCTGTAAATATGGGGCGAAAAGATAGTATTTGTAAAACACAAGAATGGAGAGAGAAATTCCTTAATGACCGATGTGACGCCGCAATATTTTTTATGACATTTTTGACCGCAAATTGTGGGAAGATTTGTGTGGAAAATCCTGACGGATACATGAACACACACTATAGGCCTCCTACACAGCACATTGAGCCATACATGTTTGGGGATGCATGGAAGAAAAAAACAGGTCTATGGCTCAAAGGGCTTCCCCAATTAAAGCCAACCAATGTTGTTATGCCGCGCGGGAAATGGGTGCAGCAGAACAAAAAGGGGAAAATTGCGAAATCAGAGGCATGGGAGGTTGTTGGAGTCAGGAACGCAAAAATGAGGGCAAAAACTTTCCCTGGCATAGCTCAGGCCATGGCAGAACAATGGGGAGGTATATGTGATGGATGACATCAAGCTCGCCCTCCTGGGCGACAAGGAAACCGCCCGTAGGCTGACGGATGCGGGGGCGCTGCTGCCGTGCCCGATGTGCAAGGGCGATGAGATTTTAGTGCGAAGCGTAAGCGGCGCATTTGACAGCGGGAAAATAAGTACGAAAAAGTATACACAATGCCGTAGTTGTTTCTTGCAAACAACGTTTTACAACACTGAAAAAGAAACCCGCCTCGCCTGGAACACCCGCACGCCGATTCTGAGCGCGGAGGAGATGGAGATGCTGGAGGGGATGGAATGATTAGCTGCAAAAAGGCTATGGAAGCTGCTCAGACCATTGTTGACTACTGCAAAGGACAAACATCCTGCCAGAACTGTATTTTTCGGATGCATGGAGCGGATCATTGGAAATGCCATATAGATGCGTTTGTTTTGCGGGATGTAATAGCAAACATTGCAGCAAAGAGGAAAAATAATGGATATTTGTGAAGGGAGGCCCAGCCATGACGGACGAGGCCGTGGAGATGGAGATAGAGAGATGGGAGGCACTGAATGAGAATATTGAGTGATGTGGTATGGATCGTCCTTTTGGTAATCACGCCGTGGCGGCTATTTGAGAGATTTTTCCTGCCGGCCTGTGAGCGAGCAGTGGCAAAAAGATGGGAGGCACTGAACGATGGGAAGAAAGACTGACAGACAAGCCCTTATTGACCTAATCATCAACGCAAAGCGGACAGACCCAAAGACGGGCAGCTTTACTGAATGGTTGGCTGACTTTCTGCTGGGGTACGGCGTCACCCTCCCACAGCCCAGCAACGAGCTGATGACCGGGTGGGTGAGCGTGAAGGAGCGGCTGCCGGAGGAACACAAACCTGTTTTGTGTATTGTAAGCGGAAAGCCAAAAAGCAATATTACGCTTGACGAAGCGTATCAGCTTGGCTCGTGGAACAAGGCCGACGGGTGGATTATAGACGAATGGCTCGACTGGGAGGACGCAAATGTTTCTTGGTGGTGTGAACTGCCCGAGCCGCCTGACCGCCGCCCGCCGGAGGGAGAGGACGGTGATGCCAACCATGCCTGAGCATATTTTGAGCCTCAGCTATGGTTAGCTGACAAGGATTCGTTGGCTTGTCTGGGAGCGATTGAGGAACTTGGATGGCCACTTGACCGGATCGTGCATGCCGAAGTTTGGGCCACAGACACCATCCCTGCCGACCTGCCGCCGATGGTGGAGTTTAAGTCCAAGGCCGACAAGATCGTCAAGGAGCGGTGGGGAATCGAGGTGGAGCACGTTAGGGCGAAGCGCTGTTATCAGGACTTGTTCTACATGATTTGCGAGGGCGACGGAGAGCGCGGCGGGAAAATATACGGCTGGCCCTATCAGAGAGGGCCTTGGTGTAATAGCCGTCTAAAGCAACACGTTCTAGGGCGGCTCCTGAGAGACGCCGTCCAGTACATCGGCATCGCCGCAGACGAACCGAATAGGTTCCATAGCCTGTCTGACAAAAAGAAAAGTCCTCTGGTGGAGGCAGGATGGACAGAGACGGATTGCCGCCGATGGTGTGAAGAGAACGATTTGCTATCCCCAATCTACACCACCGCTACCCGTGGAGGATGCTGGTTCTGCCACAATCAGAGTGTAGGACAGCTCAGGATTCTTCGGAAGAGCTACCCGGATTTGTGGGCGCTGATGCTCAAATGGGATAAGGATAGCCCCGTGACGTTCAAGGCGGACGGACATACAGTTCACGACTTTGACAGGCGCTTCCAACTGGAGGATGAGGGGATGATCTATGTGGATGATAAAGTTTTCCGCTGGTCAATGCTGGACGACGAACTAAACTACCGGCTGTTTTAGCCGGAGGGAGAGGAGGACGCCTGATGAAATGTGAGAGCTGCACCAAATATGACGATTGCCGTACTGGGTCTGGCCTGACATGGCCGTGTGGTGCGTATCAGCCAAAGGCCATTCCAAACTGCATCGGCTGCCCTTACATACACCCAGACAACGGGAACTGCACGGCGGTTGGTGGATTTTGCACCGCTGTTCCGGCGGCACATTGCCCGCTCATCCCAGAGCTGCGGGCCGAGCTGGAGCAGGTGAAGCGAGCCCTTGCTATGATGTGGTTTTCCTATATCAACAGCGACAAGGAGATGCCGCATAGCTATGAAACCGAGGCGCTGGAAGAGGCGGAACGCATTTTAGGCTCGTGGGCTGAGTGTATGCCGAAGTATCTAAGGCGCGGCCCGAAGGAGGACTGACATGGAACGGTTGACTGTAAAAACCGGCGTTTATCAGAATGGGAAGCATGAAATAATTGCAGGGATGAAGTGTGGCATGGAGTTGAATGACATTTTTGACCGTCTCGCCGCCATCGAGGACATTCTCTGCGACGGCACAGGCGAATACGACCTTGACCGCCTGCGCGTGCTGTGCAACCAGCGCATGACCATGCGGGACGAGGTTTCGCAGCGATTCAGCTTGACAGCTAAGATTTCGTTGGACAGGCTGAGGGAGATAGCCGAGGCCGAACGGGAGGGGCTGTGCGTGGTGCTGCCCGTAAAATTACATGATAAGCTCTATTATGTAGATAAAGAGCAGGTGCGGGAAACGGAAGTTGAGTCTATCCACAATTGGACAAGTGGATGCTGGAAACTATCGACACATACAGACAGGAAATCCACTCACTGGATAGGTTACGAGGTAGATTTTAACGGAATCGGGAAAACCGTCTTTCTCACTCGTGCCGAGGCCGAGGCCGCACTACGGAGGGAGCAGGGATGAACATCGGGGATAAGGTAGTCTGTGTGCTGAGTGGAGTATGTGGGGTTATAGTTAAAATTTATACCCCTACTGCCAGCGCACCACAAATTATGGTTAGAACAGGAGACGGCAGGCTATATCATGCCCCATACAATACATGGAGGAAACAGGAATGAAGGAGTACATCGAGAGGACGGCAATTTTAAAAAGCCTTGGGTATGATGAAAAAAGGCGAGCTGATGTTCTTCCTGGGTCAACGTTGATATTGTGCTGAAAGAGCCCACCGCCGACGTTGCGGAGGTGGTGTACTGCCAAAACTGCAAGTACCGCATCTATAAAGATATGGGCGATGATATTGGCATGATCGGAGGGTGCCAGGTGTGGGGCGTGGCTCTCCCTGGGGATTTCTATTGCGCCCATGGCGCTCACGTGGACAAGGAGGACGAGCATGAGGCTGGGTGATGTAGACAAACTGCTTTACCATAAGAGAAAGGTTATGTTTTTTGGATTGGGCCCAGATGATGAGTGCTGGGGGTTCGCTGTGCCTGTGGAAGAAATTGATAAGGCTCCCACCATCGACGCCGTTCCTGTGGTCAGGTGCGCCCGATGCAGGCACGGAGAAGCATTCAAAACCTTCCCCGGCGGGATATTCTGCCCATACATCAAGGATACGGTCCCACCAGATGGATATTGCTACATGGGGGAGGAAAACCCCCATGACTAAGTGCTGCGCCACCTGCGCCTGGTACGAGGACTTCCAGGGCGTGTGCTTCAACGGGGATTCGCCGTATTGCGCCGACTTCACGGAGCCGGATCAGCGGTGCAGGGAGTGGGAAAGGAAGGAAGAAGATTATGTTAAAAAATAATCGCCCATTTACAAACGAAAATGGATTTATTGATGCAGGCTTGATAACAGATAAGGACCCAGAAGAAATGGAAGAGGTTTTCAAATGGATACACGAAAAACTAATACCAAGAAAGACCCACTTGACTGGGAGAAGCAGTTATGGAATAAAGCACATCTTAGAGAGAGACACTGGGATTTATTTAACAAACAATGAATTCAAGGACGCAATGTTACTATGCGGTTATTCTCCGGTTGACCCAAACGAATTGAATTGGGAATATTGCATTAGCAAAAAGTCACCAGCATTTGCTTCTAGGAAAGGTGTGTGAGGACTACGATGGAGTTTCGAAACCTTGAGACGGAGGAAGTGTTATCCATTTCAGATGCAGTAGACCATTACTGCAAGCAACGATGGTGTGATAACTGTGCTCTTAGAGAGCCGGTAGGAGACCCTGACAAAGTATGTGCAGATTGGGCAGAATACCACCCCCACGAAGCCGCCCGCCTGATGGGGTTCGAGGTGGTGGAGGATGATTGCGTGGAGCCACGAAAACATAAGGAGGAGGCCAACATGGACAAACAGACGAGCGAGTCTCAAGAACCGTTTTTTGCATTTCTGCGCCTTTTCAAACGTGAACTTGAGAATACATTCGGCGACGTGGAGACTGAGGGAAAATGGTACGATCTCAGCGGTACAAGCGGATGGGCCAAAGCATTAAAAACGGCCTCAGAAGCAAAAATGCCGGAAATCTGGGCCTTGTGGGACAAGCTGGATTGGTGGGCCTCCGATTTGCTGGACTGCTGGCTCGTTGACTGCGCTAAGTATATGGATTTGTGTAAGGAGGAAGACATGGACAAGCAGAAGCCCTACATCTGCCAGCGGTTAGGGGTAGAAGTCGGAGAGCGCTTCAAAATCAAGCACTACTCAGACAAAATCGAGTTTTGGATATTGGAGAATGGTACATACCAGACAGAGCCACCCAACAAAGCAAATTCCAGCGTTGCGCTTTTGATTTCACTAGACCACCCCGACCGCATCATCCGCAAGCCACGCTTCACCCAGCAGGAGGTGGAAAGGGCGAAGGCTATCAAGACACTGTGGCCATGTGCAAAAGCGATTGTGAAAGCCGAATCTGGGGCCATTTCTGTTGTTGGTGCGACGATAGAGCTAAACGTAGACCATTTCCCCTCCCTCCACCCTGGCAAAACCGTCACCCTTGACGAGATCATAGGAGGTGCCAAATGACCAGAGAAATCCTTTTCAAAGCCAAGCGGCTGAGTGATGGTGCATGGGTGGAAGGTTATCTATACCGACTCCATGATAGCTTAAATCCCTTTATTATGTTCAGAAATCGGCATGGTGAAGCTTACGAGGTTGACCCCTCCACGGTTTGTCAGTACACCGGACTGACCGACAGGAACGGGAAGAAGATTTTTGAGGGGGATATCATCCGTTGGACTAACTGGAAGGACGAGCAAAAAGAAGCCCCCGTATGCTATGACCCAGAGTGGAATAGATTTTGCGTTTGGCTGAATGGCGCTGAAAGTATGGGCGTAAATAAGCATCTTTCAACTGGCGGAATTGAGATCATCGGCTCCATCCACGACGGGGAGGGCGGACATTGAAGCCAAATGCTTTGATATCCAAGATAGAGGCCAAATATAACGCCCTTTTCCATCTGAAAATGGACATGCTGATGCAGATGGGACAAGATGCTGCCATGATTGCCGCTCACGAGGTCCTCCAGCTTGGCCCCGGTAGGTCTGAGGCTTTCTGGACCGCATACATAGAAGCCATGAACGGTATGGCACGGATGGTCTGTGAGGATCAGCAGGACGATGGTGAGTTCGTCTATGCCAAAGCAAAGATTGACGAGCAGATCAGGGCCATTGTTGGAGATGACCTGTTTAAACCCTGGGAGGAGAGATATGGTCGAAATCTGTGACAAGGGGAAAACCTGCGTCTACTGGCGAGGTATCAATAATTCCAAGGATGCGCCCTTTTGCAACCATCTATTAGATACCGGATGCCGTAGAGTGGGAGACGTGGACCACTGTGAATCCAAGGAAATAGGAAAGCGGAAAAAAAGAGTATCCTTTGACTGCCCTCTGGAACAGCAGGGATTATAGGATGGTGATAGGATGGACGAACTTTCAGAGCGGCTAAGAAGGTTGAGGGAAAGAAATCGGCTAAGCAGGTATAGACTTTCTGAATTGTGTGGAATATCATCCGACCAAATCAGAAGATATGAGCTTGGTAAGAGAAAGCCTGGGGCGGATGCGCTTGTGGCAATGGCGGACTACTTTGAGGTGTCTACGGATTATCTGTTGGGGAGAACGGATTACCCATGTGTGGTTAAACCTTTATCGTCTCACAGAAAAATTTGAAAATTCCTCCTTTTGGAGGAATCACAGGATAAATCTATGCGACAATGGGAGTGTGGGAGCGTATGCCCCTGCGCTCCCATTCGCTTCTTCTTTTTCCTCCTCAACCCCGGCGCTTGCCGGGGTACATATGCCGCACGGTCGAACTACCAGCCCGCTTTTCGGGCCAGAGAGGGTCGCGCCCTCCATGCGGCAACATCGCCCTTTACGGGCATTAGACAATGCGCTCCAAAGGCCAAGGAGCTGACTGCGGAAAGACGCTTACCCCAAGGATTAAAGCAACCGTTGCCCTGGGGGATAGGTAACGGAGCCCGCCTGTCATGGAGGCGGAAGCGGCGGCAGCTATGACCTGCCCCGGCGCTATCCCGCTGAAAACTGCCTTATGTGTACCAGGACGGAATGACCGGCCGCACATAAGGGTGTGACAATTAAGCGGGAAGCGCACATGTGATACTCGGCGTTATAGGCAGATGGATTATCCGAGTTAAACGTCCTCTGCTGCAATTATGTGATGATGGAGCAAGAATGATGGAAAAAATCAAAATCATTGCAGAATTTATCTGCCTTGTTCTTATGATCGTAAATGCTTATTTAGCCTTCAAATCAAAGGAGAAAGACGACCTAAACGGAATGGTCTGGAACTTGTCTTTTATGATTTTTATGAGTACCTGTATCAGATAGTCAAAAATATGCCGAGTGCTGTAGCAGAAGGCCGGACCGCAGCCATGGGAACGGCGGCGAGGTCGTGGCGGCTCATTACCCGCC